GCAGAAGCTGGAGCAGTCCGGTATCATGGCTCCCCTTGCCGCCGCCACCGGTGCGGCCAACGTGTTCTCCAACGTCAAAGTTCCGAGCACGGTGTCCGAGAAGGCGAGTGCCCCAATTCCCGGTGCCTATTCTACGTCGCCACTAGCACAAATCGCAGGTCTCGGCTCTCTCTTCGCTTCCGGACCTCAAGGTGGTACTAGTGCCGCCACTGGATTCGGCAACGCATTCAGTTCGCTCGGCACATCACTCAGCAATTTGTTCAGCAGTCCTAGCTTTAATTACGATTTCTCGAACAGCGGTTGGCAAGGCCAGACCGACGAGTTCGGCGGCATCAAGTAAAGGTTGATTATGGCAGAACCTACTGAAGAAACAAGCGGCTACAGCCCACTGCTCGCGCAGATGATGAAGATCGACCCCGAGAAGATCGGGAGTGTATCGCTTTCGGCTCTCGGGCGACAGGCCATGGGTGCGGACTCCGAGGCCTACAAAGCCGCGAAAGCCGAAGTAGACGCCGCACGCGAGACCATGAAGCAAGCGTTGCAAGACCGAAAGGGACGCATCGACCCCACCTACCTTGCACTCGCTCAAGGCTTCCTCGCTCCTACACGCACTGGCTCGTTTGGTGAGTCATTAGGCACTGCTGTGGGTGCTTATGGCAAGGCTCAGGAAGCCGAAGCGGATCGCAATGCCCAACTCGCCAAGATGCGCTACGAGCTGTCGCTCAAGGCCGTCGAAGAAGAGAAAGAAGCCGCCCGCCTCGGTCTTAATGTGGTGTCCAAGCTCACCCCGCAGATGACCGCGTACCAAAAGCAAGTGCAGTCCGAGGGCATCGATCCGCGCTCACCGGCCGGTATTAACCGCGTCAAAGAACTGCTAGCGGTAGACAAAGCGACACCTGAGATGAAGGCATTCGCCGGTCAATCCGGAGTATCACTGACTGACCCTCAGTTCGCGATGAAGTTTAAGATGTTCGAGGACACCAAAAGCCTGCGTGACATTGCAACCCGCTTGAACTTGAACCTCAATGATCCCGCGCAACTAGTAACAGCGCAACAGGAAGCTCAACGCGAGAAATTCCGTGCCGAGAACAAACTCGTGTCGGATGCATTGCAGACATTTGGTGGCGACCCACTTAACGAGAGGGACCGTGCTCGCGCACAGAAGATCGTGGACGAGAACGTGCGTTTGGAGCAGACTAGCAAGCGTACATCAATCGCGGCACAAGTCGCACAGACCACTCGAACCAAGCAAGAGATCGATGACCACATTCGCAATGGCGACATTAACGCGGTCGTTACTAAAGCCATGGATGTCGGTGTGCCGATAGATCCAAAGACCTCCTATCGGGGCCTGAACAAGATCGAGATGGCCAAGAAACGTGAAAAGGATCTGGAAGAATCCGGTAAGTACATCCGTGAGAAGATCTCGCCGTTCACTGCCGGAATTGAAGATGATATTCGTAACCTTGAGCGTGCTCTAAAGCTTAACTCCGAGATCAGCACCGGGTACACCTACGGTATCGGGTTCGGGATCGGCGACATTGCCAAGCTTTCCTCCGGCGACCGCGCCAAGATCAACGAGTTCGACTCACTGTCCGCGCTTGCCGCAAAGCAAAACCGTATTCCCGGCGATTCCAACGTGTCGAACTTGGACGTCAAGATGATGCAACTCGGCACGTTCAGCTCCGATAAAGAGCCATCCACCAACAAGACCCTGCTCGAGTTCCAAATCGCTCAACGCCGCCGCGACGCGGAGTTTAACAAGTACATGGCCGACTACGCCGCCGTGAATGGTGCTATCACGCCTTATGCTGAAGCCCAGTGGCGCAGGTATTTAGATTCAAACCCGATCACGGTGCGCGACGAAAAAGGTCGAGTATCTATCAATCCGAACCGGATGACTTACCAGCAATACTTCAGCATGCCCCGAGTGCGTGTTGACAGCCAAGGACGGGAGACTCCCCAATGACCATTGAACGAGTGATTGACGGCAAGATCTACGAATTCCCAGCTGGAACGCCCGAGGCGACGATTCGCAGGTTCACACTGAACAAAGCAGGAACGCCCGATTCTTCAGCCCCCGCCGCGCCGGTACGCCCACAAGCCCCACGCCCCAACGCGATGCTTCCGGGTGCGGCAGGTCAGGCACTGCAGGGTCTATCGATGGGCTTCTCGGATGAAGCTATCGCTAGGTTGCGCTCGATGGGTGGCAATCAAAGTTATGAAGACTTGGTAAAAGCCGAGCGCGAAGGCTTGCGCAAGTACGCTGAAGAGAATCCCCGCACTGCGGTTGCCTCAGAACTTGGTGGCGCATTGGTTCCGGCTCTGTTCACTGGAGGTGCTGGCGCGATTCCGTCGGTCTCCAAAGCTGTTGGCCCGAAGCTCGCTGGCATGCTCTTCGGTAAAGCTCCAAGCATCCCTCGAATGATGGGCTACGGTGCTGGGTCTGGTGCCGTAACCGCTGTCGGTACGAGCGAAAAGCCTCCCGGCGAATTGGGCGGAGAAGCTGTCAAAGGCGCGACTGTCGGTGCTGTGACCACTGGTACGTTGGGACTGCTCGGCAAATACGTGGCGATGCCAGCGTTTAGCAAGATCAAGCAATCGCTGGGCTTCGGCGACGCTAACAAAGCGGCCGACCTCGCGATCGTTAAGGCACTGGAAAAGGACGGGATGACACCCGACCAAGCTCTGGCCAAAATGCAATCGATGTCTCGTGGCGAGATCACACTGGCTGATCTGGGCGAGAACACCGCCGCACTACTCCGCAACGCAACCGCCGCCCCATCGCCAGCGCGACGCATCGGTAAATCCGAACTTGTCACCCGCGAGATGGAACGCATCCCCCGTGTATCGGAAGATTTACGTACGTTGATGTCAGGTTCTAAAGACTTCTACACAGACGTGCTAGACCTCATTAAGAAGCGTAGTGACGAGGCTGACCCGCTCTACAAAGCGGCTTATGCGAGTGCTCCGACTTTCAGCCCCGCGACCGCGCCCGACATCGCTCGACTCCGGAACTTGCCTACATTTAAAGAGGCGATGAAGATTGGTGCAAAGCGGATGGCCGATAACGAGATCGATATTACCGATCCCCGCAATACCCTGCGCGGATTGCACGAGACCAAGATCGCGCTGGACGACATGATCGAAAACGCAATGCGCGAAGGCAGTGGTGGCCAAGCCGCGACGCTCCTGAATATGAAACGGCGACTGCTAGCCGACATGGAAAAGGCGTCGCCCGAGTACAGAATCGCACGGCAAACCTTTGCCGGTGACTCCGAGCTGTTAACAGCGATGAAAGAGGGTCAGCAGATTTACACGATGCCCGAGCTGGATATGCGCAAGCTTATCGATCGATTCAAGGATTCGCCGTCCGAGTATGATGCTTTCCGGTCCGGTATCTCCCAAGCAATGCTGGAGAAGCTTCGCGTCGCGGGACCTACGGCTGACCCGGTGAAGTCGATCTTGTCCCGTGACGCCGAGCAGAAGCTTCGCCGCGCTTTCCGTGACGACGCCGCATTTGACGAGTTTAAGGACCGCCTGATGCAAGAGCAACGGATGCTCCAGACTGAAAAGGCCGGGTTCCGCCGGACGCCACTGGATACCGACCTTGACCAAGGTGCCGCAGGGGTTGGTGCCGCCGCGAACCTGATGGCTGGCCGTCCTTTCACCGCCGCCGGGGATGCGCTTCGCGCCCAATTTCCGAACATGATTGGAATGCCGCCCCGGGTTGCTCGCCAAACGACTCAGAAGCTCCTGACGCCGACAGACAAGGTAGACACAGTGATCGACAGTATCATGCAGTCGCTCAAACAGCAGGAGGAGTTGCTACTCTCCTCGAGCCGTGCTACGAACGCTGGGGCATCACTCGTCGGCGGTCTTGCCGCCTCTCGGGATCCCAAAGATCAATATCCCGAAGACTCAATGGCCCCCACACGGCCACCGAGGGTAGAGCTGTCCGGTATGGCGACCCCGCCAGCCGGTCCCCCGCCCTCTCCCTTGGGTTCCATGGGCCAGTAAGCTACTAATATAGCTCCCCACCTCTTCGATGCGCTCGGAGAGGCTTCCGCTTACATGCATACGCACGAGAAGACCCTAGAATCGACTACCTGTACCATTGAGATGGTACGGCGTCTGGAACGCTCTGGTGTCTCGAAGCCCGCGTCCTTCGGGGCTTGAATGTGTCGTGTTCCGTTGTACCCCCCGTTCCATCATATACCCCCCGTATCGAACCACGGCGTTGACAGAGAATTCCCCGCGTGCGCATGGAACGGTGGAACAGCTATGCCGTCTGTCGAATGGGAGAGGGTGTTCCATCGTGTGTTCCATTGCTATGGAACGGTGGAACAAACGGTGGGGGTTGCTGTTCCGATGGCGAGATGTTATAATTATACCAGCCCACAGAGGTGGTGTCAATACATAGACGTATAGAGAGGTGAAACGATGACTAGTCTAGTTCAGGACTACGCGAATCTGTTCGCTGGGAATCTCCGGTCCTTTGGACAGTGGGACCCGGCGACAGGCAATATGGTGACCGAGAAGAGCGAGGTTACATTACAACATTACGCCGACCATTTGGGCGGCAAGATGGGGCTGGGGATAGTTCCGATCACGGACGGGGGTACAGTGCTGTTCGGCTGTATCGATGTGGATAACCACGGGAAAGGCTCGGATGGGTCCGACATTGACATCCCCAAGCTCGTGGAGAAAATCGAGCATTACCGGCTCCCGCTAGTGGCGACCCGGAGCAAGTCTGGCGGGGCGCACCTGTACCTGTTCGGCGAGGAGTATCTTCCGGCCAAGCTCGTAATTCGGCTCCTGAATTCGTGGCGCGACATGCTACAGATCCCGAACCATGTGGACATCTTCCCCAAGCAGGACTCGCTGACCACGTCCAGTGGCGAGAAGTCGCTGGGGAACTGGATCAACCTACCGTTTTTCGACAAAGACAAGACGGTGCGGTACGCGGTGGATGACAAAGGCCAGAAGATGTCGTTCGAGCTGTTCATCTCGTACGCTCAGTCGCGTCGGGTGACAGTGGCGGCACTTCAGGAGATGGCCCACCGGGAGCACTTGGAAGCCCCGCCGTGCATTCAGACGATGATTCACACGGGTGTGGAGTCCGGCTCCCGCAATGACTCGATGTACAACGTGGTAGTGTACCTCAAACGTGCCCGCCCTGACACATTCTTTGACGATGCGATGGCCTTGAACCGCACGATGTTCGACAAGCCACTGGGACCTGCCGAGGCCAAGAAGGTGATTCGATCCGCATCGCGCCGGGACTACCTGTACAAATGTAGCGAGGAGCCGTGCAAATCGCTCTGCGACCGCAAGGTATGTGTTACCCGCGAGTTCGGAATCTCAACCGACGAGAGCAAAGAGCTGGATGCACAGGATCAACTGCCCCAGTTCACCGAGCTGATCGAGTACCAATCCGAACCCCCGCGCTGGGGTATCCACGTTAACGGGAAGCTCATCGCGAACATCCCGACTATTATCCTACGTGACCCCGCCGCGATGGGTACGCTGATCTTCGAACAGCTCAAGATCAATATACCGAAAATCACACAGGACTCGTGGCGGCGTCGTATCCTCGACCCGCTCATTCCGACACTGCGGGTGATTGAAGTGCCAAAGGAGGCTAGTGCGTCGGGCATCATTGCCGCCAAGTTCAACGAGTTTGTGCAAAAGGCCGACCTCACTTCGGATGGTACTAACACCGAGGACCGCAAGGCACTCACCCGTAACATCCCGGTGGTGCAGGTCATCAACGGCACGCGGTGCATCGTGTTCCGGGGCACTGCATTCTCCGAATTCCTGAAGCGCAACAAGGCCGAGGTGATGACGGGGATGGATCTGTGGACGTCGCTCCGGCGTGACTGCGGCGCGGACCACGACAAGCTCCGAATCCCGGGCGGCAAGCCCATCAACGTTTGGTACGCCCCCATAACTGAAGATCATGAGGTGAAAGTCGATGAACCCAAGTTCCGATCAGAATTCTAAGGTGCAGATCGCATATGACGCAAAGACCAGCCGATTCGTCATTCATTCCCCGCCGTGGATGGTGGACAAGATTCGCCGCATTCCCAATCGGCGTTGGGATTCTCGTCGCCGCGTGTGGACAGCTCCTGCTCTTCGGGCTAATAGCGAGTTCCTGCTGGGTAATTTTGATGCTGACACATTCACAGACGATGCTCGCACGGTTGCAACTTCGACTATCGAGCGCGTACGCACGAACCAAGTAGCGGCGTTCCCGCCCGTCTACACGTTCAAGACCACACCCCGGCCGTACCAGCTTAAGGGACTCGACCATGCGTGGAACAAGAGCACGTTTGCGTTCTACATGGACATGGGTACGGGAAAGACCAAGACTTCGCTCGACCTCTTTGCCGCCTACTTTATGGACAGCAAGGTGGACCGGGTGCTGATTGTCACCAAGTTCAGTACGCGTAAGAACTGGGAGCGCGAGGTGATTATTCACTGCCCGATGGAGTGCGACACGATGATCCTGAACACCAGCAAGCCCAAGGCATTCGAGGAGTGGAATACCACGACCGATGGCCGTCTGAAGTTTCTAATCGTCGGCACCGAGTCGCTTGCGGCTGGGGGCGCGGTGCATCTTGCGCAGAAGTTCGTGGACTGCAGTACCCGTGTTGGGATGATCGTGGACGAAGCACATATGATTAAAAACCACTCGGCCGTGCGCAGTAAAAACTGTGTGAAGCTGGGTAAATCCGCGAATTACAAAGTGATCATGACGGGCACGCCGGTGGCGAATGGCCCGATGGACATCTTTATGCAATTCGAGTTCCTCGATCCGAACATTATCGGAATCGGGGATTTCTACTCTTTCCGCAACCGGTATGCGATCATGGGTGGGTACGAGGATCGGCAAGTGGTAGGCTACCAGAATATGGAAGAGCTTATCGAGCTTATCTCGCCGTTCATCTACCAAGTCCGCAAATCCGAGGTGCTGACGGAGTTACCACCTAAAGTGTACCAGACCCGAGAGGTTGAACTGACAGATGAACAAAAACGACTATATAAAGACATTGCTAAGCGTGACAAAACGGTATCTGGAGATCAAGGAATCACCGTCAAGACAGTGCTCGAGCGAATGCTCCGGCTCCAAGAGATTGCCGGAGGTATCATCACCTTTGAGCGCAACCCAGACCTTTACGACGCGGCGAAGTTCACGCATAATCGCATCGCAGGAAAGAATCCGAAAGTCGAGGAGCTACTCGCTATAGCCGAGGAGAACGACGCCAGCACGATCGTGTGGTGCCGGTTTATCGAGGAGATTCGGATGGTGTGCGAGGCTTTGCGCGAAAGGTACGGCCATGACTCCGTGGTGGAAATCCACGGCGGCATCAGCGAAAACGACCGTGACCACAACGTGCAGAACCTGTTCCAAACCGGTAAGGCGCGATTCCTTGTGGGCAACGCGGCCACCGGCGGTGTAGGTCTTAACATGACCCGCGCCGAGTTGGTGGTGTACTACTCGAATTCCTTCTCTTTCACCGATCGCGAGCAGTCCGAAGATCGTGCACACCGGATCGGGCAGACGCGGAGTGTGACCTACATCGACATCATTGCCGAGGGCACTGTAGATGCGGCCGTAAATCAGGCGTTGCGAGAGAAGAAAGATGTGAGCGAGTTCGTGCGGACAAGCATCAACGACCGAAACGATCGGAACTTGCTGGGAATGCTCGCGTAGTGTATAATAGGATACATAGAGATTAGAACATAGAGGAAGTATGCAAAAACCCGTAGTATTCGTGACACAAGAGGTCACGACAGCCAATTATCAGGATGTGGAACGCTTTGGCGAACCCGTATTCTTATCCACCAGTGAGGTGTCGAATGTCCCGGATTCCCTCCACAACCAAAAGCTTATCTCCTTCATCCGAAGCCGATTCGACAAGTACGACCCCGGCGTTGACTTCATTGCCCCCAGTGGAAGTCCTATCGTCGCGGGGTTGGTATTTGCGATGGCTCGAGAAAAAGGAGACACCTTCAACATCCTCAAGTGGAACAACCGCGACAGGCAATACACAGCGATCCGAATCGGAGTAAAGGGAGAGAAGAATGTCTATTGAGATCGAGAGCGAATTCAAGAAGTACGACCCGATGTCGCTAGTGGATCTGGTCCACGCGATGTCCACGATGCAGAATCGCAAAGAGGCACTGGAAGACCAGCTTAAACTGATTAACCGGGAATTCGACTTCCTGCGCATCACGAAGATCCCGAGCAAGATGGAAGAGGACGGCGTGGACCGCATTAACGTGACCGGCATTGGCCGAGTATCACTTACGGCGGATATGCACGTGTCGGTGAAAGCGGATCTCAAGTCCGAATTCTTCACGTGGCTCCGCGACAACGGGCGCGGCGACCTCTTGCAGGAGAATATTAACCCCTCAACACTTAAGGCGGCAGTCAAGAAGATGTTCCGTGAAGGCGAAGAAGTGCCGGATCAGCTTCTGAATGTATCACCTTTCACGCGTGCCTCAATCACGCGGACCTGAATTCGGCAATGGTGCTGGATATCCCGCACGCAATGCGTGCATGTAACTAGGAGCTAGTAATGGCTAAAAATCAAGTAGCAGTAAAAGAAGAGTTCGAACTCGTAACTAACGAGATCCCGGATTTCATGAAGCAAGGTAATCGCGGAGCGGAGAATGTTGGCACTGACGACATGATCATCCCCCGCATCGAGCTGATCCAAGCACTGTCCCCAGTGCGTAAGAAAAGCGACCCCGCTTATATCGAAGGCGCGGAAGAAGGCATGCTGTACAATAACGTGACTCGTGCGCTGTACGGCACTGAAGTTACCGTGGTGCCAGTGTACTACACGAAGCAGTTCCTCGTGTGGAAAGACCGCAAAGCGGGCGGCGGCGGTAGTAACGGCTTCCGTGGTGCGTTCGCTAGCAAAGAACTGGCTGACCGTGCGATCGCGGAGCTGGCCGAAGAAGCGTTGGAAGTGTCCGATACGGCTCAACACTTCGTGCTGGTGCGCAATGGCGACGACTGGCAAGAGGCGGTGATCTCGATGGCCAAGTCCAAGGTCAAGGTGTCCAAGCGTTGGAATTCGCTGATGCGACTCTCGAACACCGATTCGTTCAGCCGCGCCTACAAGCTGTCGGCCACGACCGAGACCAATGCGCGGAATGAGAGCTACTTTAACTTCAACGTCGCGGCCCTCGGGTTCGTGAACAAAGAGCTGTACGAGCGTGCCGAGAAGCTGTACGAAACGATCCGCTCCGGCGGCGTCAAGGTCTCTAACGACTACGACGGTGAAGTGAATGAAGTCGCAGAATCCGAGTATTGATGCAAGTTAACGCCATCTACGGACCCCCCGGGACTGGCAAGACCACGGAGCTACTCCGGCGTGTGAAAGAGACTAGGGATTCAGGCGTTCAAGCCGAACGCGTGGCCTTCGTATCTTTCACCCGCGCGGCGGCTTCCGAGGCACTCTCCCGACTAGGTCTGAAGCGTTCGGACAATGTGTCCACTATTCACGCGATGGCCTTCCGTCACATGGGCTTGCGGCAGACGCAAGTCGTGGACGCGATGAAGCTTCGCGAATTTTCAACAGTTATGGGGATACCGATAATTGGCAAATCCCCGGAAGACGATGAGGAGCGTGCCGATGGAGACTTCTACCTTGACCTACTCAATTATGCCCGGAACACCTTTTCCGATCCGGCAGAAGTTTACGACATCTCGGACCGGCCGGGCACTCGGGCCGAGTTCAATGCGTTTGTTCGGGCATACGCTGATTGGAAATCTACGTACGGCTATTACGACTTCACCGATATGCTTGAACGTGCCGCCCGTGGCGCAGTACGAGCAGACGCCGAGGTCGTATTTGTCGACGAAGCTCAAGACTTATCACCTCTTCAGTGGGCTGTCATCGAGAAGCTCGTCAGACGTTCTCACGAAGTGCATATCGCTGGGGACGACGATCAGGCGATTTATACATGGGCCGGTGCGGATGTACACGGTATGGCAAGATTTACACAAAAGCATAAGGGTGATAGCCGTGTGCTCTCGCACTCGCATCGACTTCCTGCTTCAGTCCACGCACGATCTCAAGACCTCATCCGTCGAGTCGCATTCCGCGTGGATAAGGAGTTTAGTCCCAAAGCAGATGTGGGATTGGTCCGAGTACACGGATCGATCAACTCGGTGGAAATCACCCACGGGGAAGATATACTACTACTGGGACGGACGCATTCAGTCCTCCGCGAAGTTGAACAATCACTTATTGAACAGCGCATCCCATACACTAGAGAGTCGGGCCGCCCCGGGCTTTATCAAAATCGTTATGCCTCCGGTATCCGGGCGTTCCGCAAGCTTGGCCGAGGCGAGCGAGTCACGGACGGGGAGCGAAATGCAATATTCACCATTTCCAGCGCTGAGACTCGCAGGCTTCTTGAAGCGGGCGACCTCGCCACTCTTGGTCGCACCCCGTTCTACGTCGCTCTTCAAATCCCCGGCCGGGTCGTGGACTTCTACACCGACGCCGATCTCGATACTGAGCCTACTATCCGACTTTCTACGATCCATGCGGCAAAGGGTCATGAGGCGGATCGAGTCATTCTTCTCACCGACATGACCACGCGGGTTCAGCAGACCGCCGAGACGTCACCGGACGACGAGGTCCGGGTGTTCTACGTCGGAATGACTCGCTCCAAGCGAGTGCTAGATATAGTAGAGGGGTACAATGGCTACAAACTGTGACAGTTGACAGACAGTAGCGCGGGTGGTATAATAATACCTTCATTAACCAACAGATAGAGGACATTAAGATGCAGTACGATAACACCAATTCGGGTATGATGGCTCGTAACGAGCGTCGCACCACCGACAAGCACCCGGAATTCTCCGGCTCGATCAACGTCGATGGCGTAGATTACTGGCTCTCGGCTTGGGTGAACGAGGGTAAAGCGGGTGGTAAGATGGAAGGTAAGAAATACTTCTCCATTAAGCTCTCCCGTAAAGAAGGCGGCACCGTTACTAGTAAACCGACGGGCGGCTCTAACTTCGATTACGACGACGACATCCCATTCTGATGACCGAATTCCCACGGATCGATCACGCACCCGTCGTGGTCATAGACACCGAGACCACGGGGCTGAATTGGTGGGCCGACAAGCTGTTCGGCATTTCCATCGCGCTCCCCGGGTTCTCGGGGTATTGGGACGTCCGGTCCGATCCTCATGTCATCAAATGGCTCAACGACCTTATCGATGAGAAACGTGTCGATGTGTGGGTCGGCCACAATCTTAAATTCGACCTCCACTTCCTCCGGGAAGCTGGGGTGGCGATCCCGTTGGACCGAATCGACTGCACGATGACCCGTGCCGCGCTGATTTCGGAGCACGAACCCACCTACGCACTCGACTTCCTCGCCCGCAAATACGCTGGCATGAAGAAGGACGACGAGATCTACGAGGAGATGGCACGACTCTTCGGTGGCCGTGCAACCCGGAATGCACAGATGCCGAACATTTCGCGTGCCCCGATCAGCATGGTGTCGAAATACGCGATCCAAGACGCCGTGGTCACACTGGCACTGTACGACTGGCAAGAGGAGCAGATGCGGACGCAGAACCTCGCCCAAGTGCACCGGCTAGAGCGCGATTTGATGCCGGTGATCATGGACATGGAAGAGCAGGGCGTGCGGGTGGACGTGGGGCTGGCTGAGAAGGCCGTCCGTGACCTCACCGTGCGCGTTGACAATATGCAGAGGGATCTGAATAGCTTGGCCGGTTTCGAGGTCAACCCGAACCCGTCCGGATCGATCGCGGATCTGTTCAAGCCAACACTCGCGGACGATAACGAATGGTATCTGATCGACGGTACGAAAGCGGACAAGACCGATGGCGGCAAGGCCTCGATCAACGCCGATTGTCTCCGTCGCATGAAGCACCCCGCCGCGAAGATGATCCTCGACCTACGCAAAATGCTGAAGACCCGCGACACTTTCCTGTCGGGTCACATCTTGGGGCACGAACACGATGGTATCATTCACTGCAACTATAACCAGACTAAAAACGACGCTGAAGCGGGAACTGGCACTGGACGCCTATCAGTTACCAATCCCGCTCTCCAGCAGATACCATCTAGAGACGTTGCCATCAAATCGCTTATCCGGCCGATTTTCAAGGCTGATGTGGGTGCTAAATGGATGGGGCTGGATTGGTCACAATTTGAATTCCGAGTGGCTAACCATTACGGTCAGGTGCCCTCGATTATTGAGGCCTATCGCGCTAACCCTAAGCTCGACTTTCACCAGTTGGTGTCTGACCTCACCGGTATCCCCCGAAACGCTCAGTACGCGGGTGGCCCGTCTTCGAAAGCGATTAATCTTGGGCTGGCGTTCAATATGGGATCGGGGCGGCTAGCGCAGGAGTGCGGACTACCTTACACCGAGGAAGTGGGGCCGAGTGGTAACGTGTTCTTGAAGGCCGGACCCGAGGCGATGGAGCTGTTTGACAAATACCACGCCGCGAACCCCGGGATGCGCAACACCGCACAGAAGGCGAGTAACATCGCCAAGGAGCGTGGCTCGGTACATTCGGTGATGGGCCGTAGGCTCCGATTTCCGGGCGGGCAATTCGTGCACAAGGCGTCGGGGCTGATCTACCAAGCCACTAGCGCGGACTGCATGAAGCAAAAGCTCATCGAACTGCACAAGTATTTAACCGCCGAAGGCTGTGGGCGACTACTGTTGACGGTACACGACGAGGTGGGCATATCGCTCGATAATGACTCACTCGACAAAGCGCAAGAGGTAGCACGAATCTACACGACCTTTGATGGTGTAGAATGCCCTATTCACCTACGTGTTCCGATCACGTGCGAGTGGGGTATAGGCGAGGATTGGTATGAAGCGAAAGGATAGAGGTAATGGACAAGATTAAAGTGGTAGTCGATCTACAATACGGGAGCACCGGCAAGGGGCTGATCGTGGGTAAGATCGCGGAGGACGAAGAACCCGATACGGTAATCACCGCGTGGGCACCGAATGCGGGGCACACGTACATCAGCAAGACTGGACGCAAGTTCATTCACACGCACCTTGCGAACAGCATCGTGTCGCCTATGCTAAAGCAGGTGCTACTCGGCCCCGGCTCGCTGATTAACCCGGTGCAACTGCTCGAAGAGATCGCCTCGTGCGCAGACCTGCTAAAGAACGTTCGCATCGCGATCCACCCGCACGCCGCCGTAGTGACGGATCGTCACATCGAAGAGGAGGCTGGGCCGATGACCAAGATCGGCTCTACTAAAAAAGGCGTGGGTGCCGCGATGATTCAACGCATTCGCCGAGACCCGGACGACCTGAATATAGCCGCTAATTGCGAGGGACTGTCGAAATACGTGGTCACAGTGTCCACCTATCGTGCGCTTCTACGCGAAGCCGAGCATGTGCTGGTGGAAGGTGCGCAAGGGTACGGACTCTCGATGTACCACGGCTTCTATCCCTACACCACCTCGCGTGATGTGAGCTTGTGGCAAATCCTCGCCGATTGTGGCATCCCGCACGACCTGTTGCCCACAGTGATGGACCTGCCGGACATTACCGTCGTCGGCACTTGCCGCACTTACCCGATCCGAGTGGCGAATCGATTCGATACTCACGGGACGCAAGTCGGGTACTCCGGCCCGTGTTACGACGACCAGCTGGAGATCACATTCGAGGAGATCGGGCAAAAGACCGAGCTGACCACCGTCACTAAGCTCCCGCGCCGTATTTTCACATTCAGCCGCAAGCAGGTCGGGGAAGCGATAGAGTATAATGGTGCCCGCGAGATTTTCCTGAACTTCGTTAATTACTGCAAGACCGAGGAAGAGGTGCAGGACATCGTCGAGTCGATCGAGCGTTCGCCTAACACATTTGTGCGTTGGATTGGACTTGGACCGGAATATAAAGACGTGTACTCGATGCCCCAGTACGGGAAAGAGACACGAATGGCGCGAATTCTTGAACTTTGGAGAGCTTATGCTACAGGTAGAATCAACAGTACACACGGATGAACTCAATGAGACCCCTTGGGCCGTACACCCGAACCGAGCGGCAGAAATTGTCGATGCGCACGGCGCAACCATCGCGACTTTCGAAGTCCGTCACCACTTGCGTGGCGTTATGGGAAACTGCGATAAAAATGCCGACCTTGCGGTCCGCGCCGTCAACGCGTATAAGAAGCGTGGTGGGGCTGACATCCGACAGCTACAGGATCGAATCACCAAGTGGGCAGACTCGCGTTTTCCGGCGCGTACCACTGCGGACATCCTACTCAAGCTCTACGAGGAAGTGGGCGAGTACGCTCGTAACCCAAAAGCCGCTCTCGAAATGGGTGACATCATGATCCTGTTGCTGGACGTCGCGCACATGAACGGTATAGACGTACATAGGGCGGTAGAGGACAAGATGGATATCAACGAGGGACGCGAGTGGGAAGTCGACGTCAACACGAGGATTATGCGTCATGTCGAACCGAAATGATGAATTCAACAGTTGGTACAACGAGTCCTTTGGCCATGTGCTTGGGTCCGAGGACGATGAGAATCGCAATGCGGTGAAACAGATCTGGAACGGAGCACTAGAGCACATCGCTCGCAAGTACGAATTCCAGCTCTTCGACGAATTGTCCGGCGACCAGATCGCGGACCAAATTAGGCGTTTACAGGCGGTAAAATCATGAGTTACATTGTCGCATCGCTCCCGCCCATGAAATGCTTCGTGCGGCGCGAGTTCTTGTATAACGACCACAAGGGCCACGGGGAACTGGAACCCGCGATTTGGGTCAGCATTAAAGCTCTCCGAGGCCAAGTGTTCCGGATCGAATCGCTCTTGCCCAATTATGGTGCACTGTACGACAAGCTCCCTATCCATGCCTACGTTTGGCAATCGGACTACACCGGAAATCTGCCGATCGACGTTCTGCAACTGTGGGACTGCATGGGCTATCGGTTCACGATCATCGAGAAGATCGGCTTGCGTAATCTAGGCGTGAAGTTCCTCGGCAAAGACCGGGAATGGCATTTCGGCCGATACCTGTTCACTGTGGACTTCTGCGCTGACGGCATGGATATAGACACGGGATACACCGAGCAAGCCGAGGAGCACAAGAGCTTCAACTTCATCGCGCTGGACAACGGCCAGTTCGCTTGCCAGCCGAACAATCGGTGCCTGTGGTACGATCAAAGCTTGATCCCGGCCGAGACTAAATTCCCCGACTTTCAAGCGGCACAACGTATGTGGACCGTCGATGGTACACGCAAGTGGAGTGCTGGGGACGACTGGTTCTACGACATTAAGGAGAAAAATATATGAGCCTGACAGTATACGAACAGCTTCGCGCTTGCCACGTCAAGCGGTGGCACATAGTGCAGACGTCGCGGGAGCAGACGCTGGCCGAGCATTCTTTCGCGGTAGCAGTGATCGCAGGATCCCTCGCGGCGGCTATGCGCTGGAAAGGCCTCTTGCAAGACTCGGGCAAGCTCAAGCTCTTGCAGTGGTCGCTCGCGCACGATATAATCGAGGTGCGCACCGGGGACATGCCGACGCCGTTCAAGCGAGACCTAGAAGCGGTAGGGGGTAAGGGTATCGTGGAAAAGGCCGAGGACCGAGTGGACAGCGAGACCATGGGGGCGTACCGGCAGGTGAAAGGCTCCGATATAGAAGCTATAGTCAAGCTCGCGGACCAAATCGAGGCGATCTTCTTCCTGCAGGATAATGGTGTGGGGGCACACGCCAAGCAAGTGCTAGATGGCCTTCGGGCGATCCTCGCCGACATGGTGAACGAGACTGAGCGTTTGCATCCGACATTGAACGTGCGCGAGTCGGTTCGCCGCGTTTGCAACGATATAGGAATTACAGGGGGTTGGTTATGAATTGTATTAAGTGCGGCGAGGACACCCGAGTCACCACTACTTACCAAAATGCGAACGGCGTTACCCGCCGCCGCCGGACCTGCAATCACTGTGAATTTCGTTTCACCACCCGCGAAAGGCCGGAGATACCCGAATCACCCGAAGAGGAGAGGGAGGGACTTGACAACCTGTCCCACGTGTGGTATAATGGATCCCCGACCAACAAACCATAGAGGACATCACCATGACTAGTACCCCCATATTCTACCACCCGGCCCAAGAGGTCTCCTACGACTTCATCTCGGTAGCGAAGATTCCCGAATTCATCCACCAGTTGGAGGGCGATGTGCGATCGAACTTCGAGCCGTACACGGCGGTTGACTTCGAAGAGGCCCATCACCGCGAGTACGTCCGTGGTGTACTGAAGAATGTCGCCCCCAACGGGTTTAACACGATCGATCCCGAGATCACCAACTCGCTCCTCTACTCAAACGCTGGCCACTGGGCGGCGGCTAAACATGTACTCCAGCAAGGTGGCGTACGTGGTGGCGTGGCATGCTCCGCGACTCAGGGCTTCCACCACGCTCACTTCGAGGATGGCTACGGCTACTGCACGTTCAACGGGCTGATGATCACCGCGATGAAGTCACTCCGGAACGGCGCGACGAATGTGTTGATTATCGACGGGGACGGGCACCACGGCGACGGCACTGAGGACGTGCTTGACCACCTGATGGTACGGGGCCGTGTGACGCACATCACTCGCCCGGACATTGGACGCCCAGTCCACTCGCACTGGAACGCCGAGATGTGGCAGTCGTTTGCTAAGGGATTGATTCGAAGCTCGAAGGCGGGTATAATACTATATCAGGCCGGTGCTGACGCTTGGGACCAAGATCCCTACGGTGCCGGGTACCTGTCCAAGGAGGGTCTCGCGGCCCGCGATCGTGGCATTTTCACCGCCGCACGCGAAGCCGGAGTCCCATTAGTGTGGAATCTAGCAGGGGGATACTCGAAGCCGATGCAACACACGATCGACATCCACCTGCAAACGCTGGCGATCAGCGATGAGGTCTATTATGCCGCCAATCAAGAATCTCTCGTTCGCTGACCTAATGGAGGGGGTGGGTAGGGGCCATCGTGCCATTGCCCGCACCCCGGACGCCCAGCGCATTCCGCTTGGGATGCGTCAAGCGCAAAAGGGTATGCTCCCAGCAGAAATCGTGGAGCAGTACAACAAGGCGGGAATTTTTGGCAAGACTTCCACCGGCGAACCGATCCGTGCGACGATGTCGAGTACCGATGAAGATGCGGTGGCCAAGGGATTCATGCCTAGAACCGGTAAGCTTCGGCTCGATCCCGAGAGCAAAGCTCCGAAAGATATAGATCAAGCGCACGCGATGGGTCAATATCCCAATATTACTTGGACCTACGGCCGCGCTCGCCCCGGTAAAGAAGACCTAGGGTATGGTATCCAAAAGTTCATGGAACAAGCCGCCGCTAACGATCTCCGCCGGACTCCGTCAATGCCCGATCCAGTGATGACCGAGCTTTACGCGATGGATGTCAAGCCCGAAGGGTACGGAATGCGAGACCCCAGTGCCGCGTGGTGGAAGAGCCTGCCCGCGAAAGGTAAGGAGATGTACGCGCTGGCGTACGACATGATGCGAGCACAGGGTCACGGCAACGTGGCGTCGCACTTGACCGATGTGAATCAAGCGCGGCGGCTCGGCAATGTGGCGTCGCATTCACTCGGACACGGGGACTTACGGTTCATTTCGCCAGTAGAGGAGATGAGCCACATGCCCGGGATGTCTGGCCAGCTTTTCTCCGCTCCGATCAGCTCCGCGCACGGCGAGGATTACTACCTGAAGAAGCTATTCGGCGGTCCGGGCATGGTCGCGAATCGCAAGACCGACGAATTCATGGATGCGGCGTCGGAGCTTCGCACGCCGGATTTTCTGTCGATGACACCCGAGCAGACGATCGGTACACTTCTCACACGTGAAGCGCAACTGGCAGGAGCCTATGGCCCCGGCACGGGGACAGCGTCCCCACTACGATTCAGCCAAGTACGCCCGCACGAGAACGTTCTACTCAAAAATCTGGCCGAGCCGCACGTGGTAGCAAATCCCGGACGTATAGAGGGGGCTATGGGTCCCGCGACGCTCGGACGACAGGCTACGACCGAGGCCTTGATCCGTGGGATGCTTAAAGGGTACGACCCCGACGAGATCGTTGAGCGTTTGTTGCAAGACGCACCACCCGGCGGGTACAAGAATCGGTACAAAAAAGGAGGACTGGCTCATGCCGCAGTCATCTCTTAATATAGACGGTATAGTTACCGAGCGCGGGGGTGCGTACGGCGACTACACGATCCAAGCCGAGATCGCACAGACGCTGAAGGATCTCTTTCGCGAGTGCCCGGGTTGGGACCGGCTGGAGTACCACCAGCGCGAATCGCTCGACATGATCGCGTGCAAGGCGTCCCGCATTTTGAACGGCGACCCGAACCACCTTGACTCGTGGGTGGACATCGCGGGGTACGCGACCATCGTGGCGACACGAATACCAAAGGGGGGTATTGACAAGGCTACCCCACCTGTGTTATAATACAGGGACTGGATCAGTGAGACGATCCGGACCAACCGATAGACCACATAGAGGACATATAATCATGGCAAAGACTACTACTAAACCCGTCGCGATCACCACTGACATGGTGGACGAACTCGCCAGCGTGCGTGATCAGCTCAAGGCGTTGACCGCCCGCGAGAAGCACCTAAAGGAGATCTTCCGCGCCGGTGGCGACGCTATTTACCGTGGCGACCAGCATCAGATCGAGATCAAGTTCACCAAGCGTCCCCAGCTCGACATGGACGCCGTCCGTGCGAAGCTCCCGGCTGAGTGGATCGCCGAGAACACCGGCGAAGTCGAGGTGATGAACATTCGTCAGATGGAGATCGTAAAATGAAGCCCACCCCGTATACTACCAAAACCGGCATCCAGATCGGGTGCGACTATCAGCCCCCACAGACGTGGGAGCCGAGCGCGGACATGGAAAGGCTCCAGTCCTCGTTGCTCAATCCCGAATACCGCCCAACGGCCGAACGCATTTGGGACGCTATCCTTTGGACCCTCAGTGTCGCACTGCTTGCGATGCTCATTATAGGAGTACACTATGCATGACGACGACGTCGAGGTGGACGAGGGCGCGAACACTTGCCCCGTCTGCAATGCGGGTATGGCTACCAAGTGCTTGGAGTCAAAGACCGACCCTCGACACGACATCTTTTGGGCGAAATATGGCTACCAGTGCGAAGAGTGTGGTCACCAAGGCGACACTTGGGAAGTACTGGGCGATTAGACGATACTTGACAGGTTATCGCACCTGTGTTATAATTCATTCTTCATCAACACTTATAGAGGACACTTCAGATCATGGCACACGAACTTAACTTCAATTCCGCTGGTAAAGCTTCAATGGCGTACGCAGGAGAGACACCTTGGCACGGACTCGGCCAACAGTTGACCCCGGACGCCCCCCTCGACGTTTGGACTCGCGAAGCGGGTCTAGACTGGGAAGTCAAAAAGGGCGCGATCGCCTACGAGGTGCGCGACGAGGAGAATAACCCCGTCCGCATGCAGACCGTACCAGCACGCTGGGCATTGTACCGCTCCGACACTGGTGCGCCCTTGTCCGTCATGTCGAGCAATTACCACATCACCCAGCCCCGCGCCGTGATGGAATTCTTCCGCGACTTGACCGAAGGCGGCGACTTCAAGATGGAGACCGCTGGTGTCTTGCGCAATGGCTCCACCTATTGGGCGTTGGCCAAGGCCGAGGATTCGTTCGACGTGGGCGGCGGTGACGTGGTCCTGCCTTACCTACTGCTCGCGACGTCTTGCGACGGCTCAATGTCGAACACCGCCCAGTTCACGACTACTCGTGTCGTGTGCAACAACACGCTGTCGCTCGCCGTGGCGAACAAGACCGGCCAAATCCGCGTGCCGCACAGCACCCAGTTCAACGCCGACAAGTTCAAGGCGGAACTCGGCCTGTGCGCGGACACTTGGAGCCAGTTCAAGACCAGTGCTACGTCGCTGTCCAAGCGCAAGGTGTCGAAAGAGGAGGCGGCCCGCTACTTCCTCGACGTGTTCTACGGCGACGAAGCCGAGTCGATCGACGTCGAAGCCAAGCGTCCGATGATCGAGCTGGTCACCAAGATCTACCTCGACGGCGTGGGCCAGCGAGCCAAGACCGCCCAAGGCACAGCGTGGGGACTCTTGAACGCCGTCACCCGCTTCGCCGATCACGAGCGCAAGGCCGCATCCCGCGACACTCGCTTGCAGTCCGCTTGGTTCGGTGCCGGTGCCCGCTTGAAACGCGACGCATTGACACAGGCGATGGCCATGGTATAATCGTGGTGTCCATGGTTCCCCGCAGTTGCCATGAGATCTTAAAGGGGGCTTCGGC